CTTGTTGTTTTTCTCTGCCATTTGCAGTTCAACAATCTTAGACTTGTTCTTGATGTCAGCTTCCTTCAACATCAATTCGGCAATCTTAACTCTCTTATCAAACTCTTTGGAAGCTAAGTCATCTTGGTTAGGTAGATTCTTTGTCACAGCCGCCATGTTCTTGGCTTGTACTTCTTGTGGCATTAACTGAGCCTCAACCATCAATTTCTGTGCTTCAGCCCTGTTTTGTTCAGCCGCTGTGGTGTTTACAGCAATCTGAGCCTGTGCCGCTTGGATAGCTAACTGCTGTTGAGCCTGTTGCATCTGCTGTTGCTCAGGATTTGGTTGCATCATCTCATCTAACTTGGCAATCAACTCCATTCGGTTAGATAAACTGCTGTTTCCAATGATGCCTTTGAGCAAAATCGGCAAAACAGGGGTTTCAGCACCCAAAGTCTGCAACAAACCAATGAATTGTTGTTGTTCATACTCCCGAGCAATGATGCCCAAGGTGGCAGTAGGCACAAAATTCATGTCAACAGAGGGATAACGCTCTGGGTCAAACTGCATATAGCGGAAAGCCGCCTTTTTGATGAATGGAATCAAGAAATCTTCTTGGAAATTCACCAATGTACGCTTGTATTTCTTGATGATGGAGGCTACTGCCATCGACATACCACCACCATCACGGCTAGACTGGCTAACCAAGCCCTGAGAATCCAGAGTTCCTGTGGCTTGCAATAGCATACGCTCAAATTCTTTGGCAGTTGCTAGGTTGTTGGGGTCACTTTGACCAAACTTGAATGGATAAAGAATCTCTGACGGGTTGCCATTGGTGAGAATAGCTTTTCCGGGCTTTATCTCAAACTTCATACCCCTTGGCAACCGTGTTGCATCCATCGCAATCATGGGAGAAGTGGTCAATGCCAGTGAATCTAAGTGGCTACGGGTCTGTGCATCAATGGCTTTTTGCATATTGAATGCTTTTTCCACTGTCCCACGACCCAATAAACGGTTGGGAACGGTATCGTCTTGGTAAGACAGAACAGGTCTGTCTTTCATCATGTAAGGGTTTTCCTCAGCCTTGAGTAATAAACCATCGTTGGCAATCACAACAATGGCTTCCACCATGTCGGTGTAGTCCTCGGCATAGGAATTGTCAGGAAACAACTCAACAATGTCCTTGTTTTCTTCCAAGTTGTTCAAATACTCACGGGGGACAAGACCGTAGTAGGTCAGCAGAAGTACCTTTTCATCTTGGTACTGCGATACTTCTTGGGTAGGTTCAAGATCGGTGTCTTCGTAGGTGGGCGTGATGTCTACTTTGCGGTAGATGCCTCTCTCGATTCCTTCAACAACCTTGTGGATTGAGACATATTTCTCGATAGCCACGCCCATACAGTCATCAATGGAAGTACCGTTGGGGTCAAAGAGGAAGTTCTTGGGATTGACAGGCATGATCTTGACTGCAATCCTGTCTCTTTCCATGACTCCAATTGCCGCCTGTCCTTGCATATTGGGAATGGGTTGGGTGGCAGGGACATACTCTTTTTCAGTCTTGACAATAATCTCACCTATGCCTGTTCCATAGATTTCAGCCATCAATTCGATCTGGTCGATAGCTTTTCTGATTTTGTCTTTCTTGAAGTCCTCATTCAGTTGAACTTTGATTAACTCAATGTCAATGGGGTTGCCGTTGACATCTCGGATGTTGTCTTCAATGTCAAAGAACTCGCCTTGACCAAAGATTGCTTCCATGATTTCGGCATGGCGGGTTTCAACTGCTTGTTGGGTGGCAGGGGTGACGATACGGCTACGCTCTGACTCACGGGTCTTGTCCTCAGATGCCCACTCTCCTCGGAAAATGCGCTCGTACTCTAGATAGGAGGGTAGGAAGTTTGTGTTTCTGTAGTCTCTCCACCGATCGCAGTGGTCAGTAACGAATGAAGTCAACTCTTTATCAGCCTCTGTGGGTTGATAGTATTCGTCTTTGTCTAATTTTTTGGTTGCCATTTATACTCCCGAAATTACATCTAAAGGCTCCCACTCATCTTCTTGGTCATCTTGGAAGTATGAAGTGACAGCAAGTTGGTCGATGTATGACAAAGAGTCGGGTAAGTCATCATGTACGCCTTGGGCTGGAAACATCAAAAGTTGGTCTTTGAATTCATCCCAATCTTCCTCAGAGTTCAGCACAATGCGCCCATGCTCAAACCGCCCTTGGAGACTCCAGATAATTCTGTCTGTCTTTTTCCTGTTGCCATGCGTTAAGTCAACTATGTGTGAATATACATTATTTTTCCGCATTAAGTCACTCAAATACGGCAAAACTGCGTTTTTTAACGAACCCCTCTCAATTCCCACTGACAAAGGGCGGTATTCACGCATTTTGAGCAGAATCGTGGCGGCTGTCTCCCTGATGTCCCACCGACCGTAAGCAATCTCTTTGACAAACCACTTCCCATCGTCCGTCACCTTGACCACAGAGATAGCAGTCTGATCTAGTCTTTTCTTGGAATTGGCGGCTTGTTTGGCAACTTCCTCAAATCCAGCCAAGTCCACAGCAATGTAGTAGCTTCCATAGTCAGGTTCTACCCCATACTTCAGCCATTCTTCTTTGAAGACATCCGAGCCAGCGTTGTCAAAGGATGCCATGTACTCTTGCTTGAAAGCAAAGGTAGAGAGGGTTTTTTTGGCAGACTCAATCTCAGTTGGGTCAATCAGGGGGTTGTCTTTGGTGGTGAAGTGCCAACTTTTCCAGTCGGGGTCGGTTTCTGATTTTCCGAGTTTAAAAATGTCATAGAAAAAGTTACGACCTTTGGGAGTTCCGATGAACATTGCCCGACCTTTTTTGTCTGACAGCGAAGCACGAATGACTTGTTCCCATGCTTCTGGTTTGATGTCGGCAACCTCGTCAAGCACAGCGTAGGTGAGTGACACTCCTCGCAGAGTATCTGGGCGATCTGCACCTCTAACATAGATTTTTGCTCCGTTTATCAGGGTGATGTCCATGTTATTGATGTGGCTTGACTGAATCACCTCTCTACCCAACTCCATCAAGACATCCCAGATAATTTGCCTCGCCTGACCATTGGTGGGTGCAACATACAGCACAGCCGAACCAGCAGTACATTGGAGTCCTTCAATCAGGAGGGTAACGGCTGAGAGGCGTGACTTACCGCATCTTCGACCAGCGGCAATGACTTTAAACCTTGTTTTATCAGCAAAGACTTCTTGTTGCCAAGGGAGGAGACTGAAGTTCAAATCAGACATCTTTGCTTTCTATATCTTCTGCATCTATGACAGGGTTTTCCCCAATAGTGACACCACCTATGCCTGAGATGGTGATGTTGACAGCGGAGCGTTGTTTTCCTTCTTTTTCAAACAAAGAGACAGGAAGCATTCTGTCCATACAGAGTTTGAGTGCCGCCATTTGAGCAGGGTGTTCATCATTCATGGCAATCTCAACTGCCTTGATGACGACATTAGAACCAGCACTGTTTATCAGGAGGTCTTTGAGTTCTTTGATTTTCTGTTGTTCAGTCTTGGGTAAGACGAGTGCAGAGGGGTTGTCTGCGTACTTAGAGAGAGTCATCTTTCCTGTACTACGAGGACGACCTTTTTTCTTCAGGTTATCAGGAAGTGCATCTACAGCGTTCATCTTTTATCCAGTTAGGGAAGAAGGTTGTTGGTGGCTGGATTTGAACCAGCGACTCGCCTACTGTGCTTTGTTGCAACTCTACACAGCATCGACAGAAATCTGCCCATGACTCTACCAACTGAGTTACACCAACACGGCTGGAGACTATTTAAAAGGCTGGTGACTATTTGAAATAGTACCTAGTGACAATCTCCATGCGTCTTGGAAGTTAGCGCACACTTTACACGAGAATCAGATTCTTGTATAGTGGAGGTAAGTTTGTTCGCACCAGACTATAAGCCTTTTAGAAGTGGTACAGCCTCGGGAGTTCTCGGGGGTGCGACTGTATCACCCCTAAAGGGCTTTTTTTATGGCAATTTACAGCAAGACAGGAATGGCGGCAGTTAAGCAACAACGCAAATCCAGAGCCGCCAAAGCTAAGAAAACTTTAGCAAAACTAGCAGAATCCAGCCCTGTCATTCAAGCACTTATTAACAAGAAGGCTTCCCAAATAGTTTGGGCTATGCAAAAGAAGTCTCCCAAGAAGAAAGTCCAGTTTGAACCACCACCCATCTATTTTTTTGGAATGGGTAAAGACTTCTATAAGACTAGGGAGTGGCGGGATGTCAGGTACAAGGCTTTGGTTAAGTTTGGCAAGAAGTGTCAGGCTTGTGGGGAAACCAGTGGGTACATCCATGTTGACCACATTCTTCCAAGGTCAAAGCATCCAAAACTAGAACTTGATATTGAGAACTTGCAAGTATTGTGTGAGGCGTGTAACATAGGTAAATCCAACACGGATACAACTGATTGGCGTGACAAGTAAAGGGATGTCGGGTGTGGCAGTCGCACCCTCAAAGGCATGAGATATACGGTTGCCCAACAAGACCCGAAAGGGAAGTTAAGGGCGGCGGCTATAAAGAGGTACGCACTGGAAACAGTAATACGACCTGATGCCCCACAGAGATTAACTTAACTCTGTACGCTATACGACACCCACCCTAGTCTAGGGACTCTCAAGACCATGAGATGTACTACGACTGCCTTGCTACGCCCATACTATCCTGACTTTCCTATTTCGTCTTCTCCCCTAATCCTGATAGCTGTTGTTTAGTGTTGTACGCTTAGATTGGCTTTTCCAGTGTGGAGGAGGGTTCACAAATATTTACAACACCACACCTACCCCCTCCCCCCATGAAGTAAGTACACACTTACAAGTAAGCACACACTAACCTACCCAGTAAGCACTCACTTACACTAGATGCAAATGAGAATCATTCTTATCTAGAAGTTAGTAAGCACTTACGCAGGGTAAATCTAAATGAGAATCATTCGCATATAAGGCGTATGCAAGATAATGCACCCAGTCTAAATACGACTCATTCGCATCTAATGTAAACTATTGATAACACATTATTGATAGGATATTTATATGGGCTAAAATGGTGCGGAGTGGACACTAACAACACTGATTTGGTGCAGAGTGTTTACTAACATCACCTTATTGGTGCACTCTGTTAGTGAGCACTATCATTCTAGATTCGGTACTTGCTGAAACCTGAATATTGGCATGGTCTGTGCATAGTAAATAGAGTCCGATGTTGGACTGCTTTGTTAAAAGGTTTCAAGATGAAAGCATATAAACACCTGGTCAAATTTGCTTTAAAGCATGGTTGCACTGTTTCAGTATGGGATGGCGAAGAATGGCAGGTAAGACGGTCTACAGGCTATCAGGCCATCATAGATGCAATTGAATCTGTAGAGATAGCATCTTTAAGAATCCGAAATAAAGACGGTGAAATTGTGGGATGGGCTTCTATCATCCCTTTTGGTTTAGAAGATGATGAAACCGTAGCAGATAACACTATCACTCCATTTATGGAATTGTGGGAAGAATCCTATAAATCTAAAGCCTGACAGTTTAGAGTTAAGCCCGCAAGGGCTTACCTGTGCACTGTCGCACTATTTTGAAAGGTGTTAATCATGCGTTTTGCTTTCATTCCTAAAGGCCAATATAAAATTGGTCAAATAATCAATGTACACAATCAACCAATGCGGGTTGAAAGTTATACACACACTGGCCGCAATGTAGTAGTTCACACACTAGAAAATGCGCCTAAGTTTCAGAGAATTCTATGCATTTGCACAGATTCACCCTCAATCAATGGGGTGACAGCATGATGTTCGACAAAATTGATTCTATTGTGATGGGCGTGTGTGGCTTTGCCGCCATTGTGTTAGCTCTAATTCTGATAATTGAAAGGTTATAAAAATTCAAACCATTGGGGATGCTGTCCCCCTTGGCTTGCATTTTGACAATGTAAGGGCTTACAAGGGCTTTCCTTGTTCTTTGAATAGGTGTTGACATGATTGCAATTCACACAAAATATATTCCAGATTCTAATACTAGAGGGTCACGAATAAAAGCATACACCGTCGGGAATAGTATGCGAAAAGGGTTTTCAGCCACTATTTCCTACCCGCACGAATATTCTTATGAGGTTTGCCACTTTCAAGCTGTTAAGGCACTGGTCGAAAAGCACAAACTAGACTGGAATTTAACAGATATGCGTTTTGGTGACAGTGCCGACGGAAAGGGCTATTCTTTTTGCTTTGATAATTCAAAGGTGGGCGCATGAATTACATCGAAACCCAATTATTTAAGGCTTTGCCTTATCCTTTGAATCACGACAATTCAGGCGATGATAAAAACGGTCAAATTAGGCTAAAAATTCGCACTATTCGGGGCGAAACCAATTGGCTGAATGTCAGCCCTGACCAAATGCGTGAAATTGAGGCAATTTTGAATCAAGAGGTGACAGTATGAGCCACACTATTTCATGGTTTAGCGGCTGTGGTCGCATTGATTTGGGCATAAACCTAGATGATGCGCTTGCTTGTTCCCATGCGGGACAATGTGATAGTGATGTCGAGTGGCTTAGAGGTCAACCCTATATTGTTGAGCAATTAACTGGCATAAACCCTACATTACTTGCCAATATTTTGCGTGAATATGGCGCATGGGATGATGGTGATTTAGCTAATCATGAGGCAAATTTAGACCGTTTGCTCTGGATTGCTTGCTGTGACACTGCTGAAAATTCACAAATGGAGGATGAACAATGACGCAAACCCAAGCATTTACTGAAGCCCTGATTTTGGCAATCATTGCACCCAGCAACGAACAAAGCAAAAAAGCCGTTCAATTGGCAATTGATTTATCAAAAGGCTTATCCGCTGAAACTATTACCCAATGTAAAGATAACGCATTATCAATAGTGAGGGAAAACCCTTGATATACGCCACAATTGCTCTAATTTTGAAAATTATTCTCAGAAAATAAGTTAGCAATCACTAACATTCAACCACCTTCGGGTGGTTTTTTATTGCCTTTTTTTAGCCCTTCCAAGCCTTTACCCTATTGCACTATCCAATCGCATCAAAAAAACGCCTAAAAAGTGCCTTTAAATCGGTCGCAGAGGTATTTTTTGACCATTGGCAAACCCTTAAAGCTCGTCAGCGTGTTCGTCATCTACAAAAAGACATATCCCGACATGGTTCAGGTCAAAATCAGGGCGCAACCCAACCCTCCAAAAATGCGCCGCCCAACGAATCGAAATACGAGCACCTTCAGCCACTGAACCGCCTCCAATGTGCTCAAGGGCTTGTTTTTCCCTGTCAGTGTAGAAAATGACCTGACCCTTAGCATTAGGCGGTTTTCTGCTTTTCGATGCCATGCAATGTGTGCCTTAAATATTCAGCGATTAAAAGGGCTTCAGCCTTGTTAATGTCCTTTTTTAGCTTGAGTTTGGCTTCAGGCCATAAGTATCGTGCCATGTCCAGTGATTCGCTTTTGTCTGCTGTCAAATGGAAGTGTTTTTTCCACTTTTGGGGGGTGACAAGGTGAACAGGGTATCGGGTTAATTCACAAACCGCTGAAATGACCCCTACAGCACGCCCAAAATTCCAGACGCTAACAACCCCTTGTTTCGGCATACTGTGGACATTTTCTAGGCATATCTCTGCGCCTTCTTTAGGGTCGATGATTGACAATAACCTAGATTTAAAAACTAAGGCCAGAATGTGCTTGTCCTTATGCTCAATGTCGAAAGATTCAACATAATTGCCGTAATCATCAAGTGCGCCTATTGCCCCTGAAACCACGCCCGGGTCACAACCCACCCATAAAGTCATTGTTTATCCTTCATTATTTTCATCAATTCCTGACTGATTCCCTTGAATATCCCCAATGGGTGCTGTTCCAGTTCCTTCGCCCGATACCATGCGTGTGCTTTCCATCCATTCGTTGATGCTAGCTTCACTAAATGGTTGAGTGTGCGTTGGTAATGCTCTTGCAATGTCCCCTGTTGCCCTAAGAGCTGTTCTGACAACATGATTGGGGTGGATTCTTGTTCCATCTTTTTGCTCATCCAATATTCGGTGTGCTTCTTCTAATTTCATGCTGTTTTCCCTAAAACTGCCCTGATTTTGGCTAAAACTTCAGGGTTTGGTGGTGCGGTCTTTAGCCTGTCTTCATCCAGTTTGACAAGCGCAGGGTCACGCTGTGAGCTTGAGGGTACTGTCTGATGGACAACATCTGCCTTGTTGAATAAAGGTTTGGCAATGTTCTGATTTCTTACCCAATTGCGCCATGTGGCATTCCAATCCAACTTCACTCCAGACGCACCCGCTTTTGCTACCCAATAATCTTTGAACGAGTCAAACACCTTTTTGGGGTTTAAGTCAGGGCGTTCTGTTTGGCAGAATTCTGTCCAAGAATCAGGTAACTCAAAATCTGTTGAAAGGCGTGAGCCTTTTGTTCTTTGTTTTGTCTCTACCTCTTTCTCTGTCTCTGTCTCTGTCTCTGTCTCTAGACTATCACTTTGATATCGCTCTGATATCACGCTGATATCGTCTTGTTCCAGCCAGTGAGACAGCTTGTTTAAGCAATCATTAGTTTGCTTTTCTGACATTCTTAGTCTAAAAGCAAGGGTTTTCACTGGTGGAAGTCTTCCATCGTCTTCGCTTGCAATTAACCAACACATGATGAGCACTTTGCTGGCTGTTGCATCTAGTTCGTGCCAATCAAGGTCATCAAGAATGTCCCTGTAGAGTTTGACCCAAGGTGGTTTGCGGTCTTTGAAGTGCTGAAACTTCTTCCAATTTCTGATTTGCATAATTTGCCCCAAAAAAAAGGGCTACACCTGAAGTCTCACCCTTTCGGATGTTGGCGGACTGGCGTAGTTCCAGCAGACTTCATGTGTAACCCTACTACGATAATGCCGCCAAGCATTTCGTCAAATCATACATCAATAACAGTTCGTACTGCAATTGTTTCCATAACAACAGGTCGTACAAGTGACATACCGACCATTGGCATAGTATGTATGCGTTAAACAAGCCGCCCACAATGTGAAGCTGGAAAGTGCTAAGTATGCGCCAATAATCACTTTTTTCATGTTTTCTCCTGTTGTTGACTCTTTCGATTCTCCATCGAATTCTTGAGTAAATTTCTCAACCAAACAGAACCGCCAAGTTTGCGAAACTCTAACCATTGGTCAAAAGTAACTCTAGTGGCGATTTTGAGTGGGCTTCCTGTAATTTCCGATTTGTGTCTAGCCATGCCCATACCTTAACAATCAATTTAATGTTTGACAATAAGGGTATGTCCTAGTGTACAACAGAATATAGTGTCGTACAGTATCCATTCAACAACTGAAAGGCGTAAATGAAATTCGATCTTTGTTTAGATGAACTCAAGGACTTACAGCTTCCTGAGACTGAATGGGATTTGAGGGTCAAGTGGTCATACGACCCTGATTACAGCCCTAAAGAGGGACTCTACAAAAAATATGAGTTTGAACTGCAAAAGTTTGCTGATGGCAAATGGGTTGACATTACTGACGAACTCTCCAGTTTTGACTTTGCCAAAATTGTGCGCTTGATTGAGGAGAATGACAATGATGACATTCTCTGAAGCCTTCGTGCGCATAGCATTCATTGTTGCCTTGCTGGTGGGCATAAACCATGTCTTAACGCCATCGCCACAATCACAGAGCATCCAAGTCATCAGCAAGAAGAAAAGTCTCTTGAAGGCTTGTATCAGGCTTCACAAAAGAAAGGCAAAAAACTATGCAACCGTCTGTGAAAAGCGAGGAATCTATGTCTGAATGGAAGACACAACAAGAGGTCTATGACGAATTGAGGAATGACATTCTTGAGGAAGTAGCAGTCGAGATTGAGAAGATGCAAGGGTTCGGCAAGGATACTCTTGATTCGTTTGGGATTTTTATCAGAGGAATGAAGAAATGACACAAGAAGCATTGAAGCTGGCGCTTGATTTTGTTGAAACTGTACATGTTGGCGAATGGGTGGGTTCAATTGAACGCCAGTTAGAAGTTATCACCGCCATCAAAGAAGCCTTGGCACAGCCAGAGCAAGAGCCTGTGGCGTGGCTTATTACAGATGAAAAAATCAACAGCCTTCAAGTGGATTCAATTCAACGCTTGGTTGACCGAGCAAGACACGCACACATGACTGACATCAAGTTGCGTATCAACGGTCAAGATGAGTGGCATCAGGCTGATTGGCTGAAGCATCTAACTCGCACCACCCCACCACAGCGCACATTTGTAGGGCTGACAGATGAGGAGATTGCACAGGGCTGTAAAGAATCTTGGGTAACTGAACAGGCATGGCAGTCAGCAGTGTGGTGGGCAGAGGAAAAGCTGAAGGAGAAGAACACATGAACACTTGTCCAAACTGCGGAAAAGTGGCGGGGCTTCACTCAAGCATATTGCAAGGGTGTATGTGCCAATACTCAATGCAAGCGCAAGCACAGCGCACAT